GGCAGGCCTATGAGTCTGGTGAAGCGGATGCGGTATTAGATGCGCAGGACAAATTAACTACCGCCCGCCTTAAAGCAGAGCGACTTGCTAATATCAAATTGCCTGCTTTACAAGAAAAAGAAGTTGCTGTAGAAACGCAACAAGAACAACAAGTTTATAACGCCCCAGCAGTACCTGAAGTACAAGTTGATACCAAAGCACAGGACTGGCAGAAAGCAAATCCATGGTTTGGTACCGACGAGGAAATGACCAGCTTTGCGCTGGGGTTGCATTCAAAGCTGGTTAAAAGTGGGGTTGACCCACAGAGCGATGACTACTACGAGACGATTAATTCTCGTATGCGAACGGTCTTCCCAGAGAACTTTGAGGGTAGTGAGCTTGAAGGACTTGAGGAAGAAACAGAAACACCGGTCGAAAGGCCGAAACGCAGTACGAACGTGGTCGCACCCGCTACGCGGAGCACAGCACCTAAAAAGGTCAGACTAACGCGAACACAGGTGGCGCTAGCCAAACGGCTAGGACTGACGCCAAAACAATACGCCGATCAGGTTGCAAAAGAGATGAGGAAAGGAAATGGCTGAGAACCGAATCAATCGTGAACTGCAGACCCGTGAAAAGACGGCCCGTAAACGGCATTGGACGCGACCGGAATTACTTCCGTCTCCGACGCCGGAAGATGGCTACACTTATCACTGGGTCCGGGTTAGTACGCTCGGGGTCGCCGACGCCACGAACGTTTCCTCAAAACTCCGTGAAGGCTGGGAGCCTGTGAAGGCATCGGATCATCCCGAAATCACCATGGTCACCGTTGAAAACGAACGGTTTGCGGACAACGTGGTGATCGGCGGTCTGATGCTCTGTAAGGCCCCGGTGGAACTTGTTGAGGATCGCACTGATTACTTCAACCAACAGTCGAAGGCTCAGATGCAATCTGTAGACAACAACTTCATGCGAGAAAATGACCCGCGTATGCCTCTCTTCAGTGAGCGGAAGACGAAGGTCACTTTTGGTTCTGGGTCTTGATACTTTTAGGAGCTTAAAATGGCTTATCCGACTGTAAGTGGGCCGTACGGCCTAGTTCCGGTCAAGCTGGTCAGCGGCACGCCTTTCGCAGGTGTGACCCGTCAGTACAAGATTGCTTCTGGCTATGCCACGAGCATCTTCGCTGGCGACGCTGTAAAGCTGGTGACCGGTGGTACTGTTGAGCGTGATACGTTCGACGCTGCTATGACGCCGATTGGCGTGTTCATGGGCTGCTCGTACACCGATGCCACCCTCGGCAAAGTGTTCCGGCAGTATTTCCCCGCTAGCACTGCTGCTTCCGACATCATGGCTTATGTTGTCGATGCAACCGACGTGCTGTTCAAAGCGGCTGTTGTGTCTTCTGGCACGACCATTGGTGACTTGGCACTGACCGATCTCGGCGCCAACGTTGCTGGTGTGGACAACACCGGTGATACTGCTTCGGGTAACTCCCGTTGCGCGATCAGCGACACGTCCGCAACCACCAACACTCTGCCTTTCCGCATCGTGGGTCTCGTCGAAGAGACCAAGAACGCCTCCGGTGGTTACACCGAAGCGTACGTGAAGTGGAACGCAGGTCATCAACTCGATAACACGACCGGCGTCTAAGGAGTGATGTAAATGGCTATTTCACGCGCCCAACTACTGAAAGAACTCCTGCCGGGGCTTAACGCTCTGTTTGGCATGGAGTACGCCAAGTACGGCGAAGAGCACGCCGAAATCTACGAAACCGAGTCCTCGGATCGGTCCTTCGAAGAAGAGGTGAAGCTGTCTGGCTTCTCGGCAGCACCTGTCAAGAACGAAGGTGCAGCTATTGAGTACGACAGTGCTCAAGAAGCATGGACCGCCCGCTATACGCACGAGACCATCGCCATGGGCTTCTCCATCACGGAAGAAGCAATGGAAGACAACCTGTACGACTCCCTGTCTTCCCGTTACACCAAGGCACTGGCCCGCGCTATGGCGTACACCAAGCAGGTCAAGGCTGCTGCCATCCTGAACAATGCGTTCGCGGCTGGCACCACCTACGGCGACGGCAAGACGCTGTGCGCCACCGACC